GCCAACGCCTTCAACAACGCGGTCTGCGCGGACGGCTACACGGGGCAAACGCTCTTCTCTGGCCAGCTCGCGCTGTACGACGACAACAAGCGTGACTCTGTGGTCACGGAGCGCCGGGTTCTGTCACTCGCGCCCAGCGTGGCGATCCCGGCTCGGCGTGTGATCGCAGCCGCAGGCACGCGCTACGTGGTCGGGCACGGCACGCCTGACGACTTCCGGGGCTCGACTATCCGTGTGGGCTACGTGCTGCATGAGGCGACCTTCCTTAGCAACGTCCGCACGATCGCACAGGTCTGCCTTGGTCAGACAGGATTCACCGCCTACGCCGGAAGGGCTTGGGTGAAGGACGCGGTCTACTCCGAGCACAACTCGAACGAGGCACCGCTCTACCAGCTTCACTACAGCTCGACCGAGACCGTGCTGCCCAACCAACTTGCGACGTTTGGTAATCGGCTCTACGTGGTGCGCAGCACGAACTACGGGGCAAGTGGAACGCTTGTCGCCCTGTGCGAAGAGATCGCCGAGCCCAGTGTTGAGTCAGTCAGTTTTCTGGATGGCGTCTACGAACCAGTTCAGGACGTGTTTCTGGGCAGCTCAATACCCGTCACGGTTGTGAGAATGCGCTGGCAGTCTTTGTTCACTTACAGCAGCTCTATGGCTCCGAAGTTCGAGCCAGGCGACATCCAGCTTGGGATTGCCAAAGCCGCAACGACTCCGCTCGCAGGCTCGACGATCGTCCTGAGTGACGGCAGTTGGCGGATCGCATCGGTGGTGAGCGAGGGCAACGCCTGGCTTTGCCGAGCCACCCGCTATGGCTGATCAGTGGCGCGACCTGGACCAGGCTTTTGCCGAGCTTGAGGCTGAATGCGAGGACGTGGTCAGAGGTCTGACAGTACGAGTTTTTAACGGCACTCTCTCAAAGACGCCCCAGTTTCTCGGACGCATGACGGCGAGCTGGAACTACTGCCTTGGTACACCCGAGTATTCAGACCGCTCGAACATGGTTGATCCGCTTTCCGAGAAGTTGAACAGCAGAGTGTATTCCGACTTTGGTACCTTCAAGGGACTGTATCGGGGCCACCCACTTGCCATCGCTATCGCCAACCAGGCGAACAAGGGTAAGGACAGGGCTTTCAAGTTGGGTATGACCGTTTACCTCACCAATGGTGTTGACCACGGAGAGGGCGGTTATGCGAGCGGTATCGAGGACGGCAGTATCAAGTTGAGAGCCGTCAACAGGCCAGGCGCCCCGGCTTCGCGCACCTTGGACTGGGCTGGGACGTACTACAGGACCATAACCAAAGCGAAGGCGTCTTCACTGAAGGCCCTGAGCATCGGACAATCAAATGCAAGCTCTGATTCGTGAGTCTTTGATCGGCCTGGTCAGGAATGACTACATTGCTGCGTACCCGACAATTCCGATTGTCTTCGACAACGCGCCCTTCGACAGAAATAACCCGCCTGCGCAGTGGGTGGAGTATGAGATCAAGTTCTCAGGGGGCAGTCAAATCGCCCTTGCTGCTTTACCGAAGACTCGCATTCATGGTTTCCTCTACGTCACCGTTTGGGTACGTGAGGGCACTGGCTCCAAAACAGCGCTGACCATGCTGGACTGGTTCGCCGCGAGGCTCCAATACAGGGCCGCAAATCGCGTTCAACTGCAAGCCGCTGAACCTGTGCCAGATTCCTCGCCTTCGGGCTGGTACTGTGAACAGTTGAAGCTCTATTTCTACTCAGACCCCGCCTGACGGGTATTTTTTCCACGCGATACCTCGTACAATCGAAGTTAGTCGCTTCCGCAAATTAGGAACCCACAGCCATGCCAACCCTTGCCTCATCGAACCGCAGCCAACTTGGATACAAGTTGGAGGGCATCTACCCGAACTTTTTCGGCGACCCTCGTCCGGGCAACGGCTCGAACCTGAACATGCTGAGCGAGACGCTCGACTTCACAGTCAAGAACGAGTCCTCGAAGACCATCCGCAGCGACCGTCAGACTTCCGACATCGTCCAGGTCGGCGCCAGCGCCTCAGGTGGCTTCGCCTTTGAAGCCCAGTACCGCGAGTACGACCCCTTCATTCAGGCTGTCGTTCAGAATGACTTCACCGAGTACGGTACGTCGGGCCTCAGCGCTAACCTTCCCGCCCTGACTTTTGCCGCTGGCACCATCACTGCGGGTTCCGCGACTGCCGGCGTCGATAGCTGGGCCACCCTGGCTCCCGGCCAGTGGTTCGGCTTCATCCCCGTGCCTTCGTCCAGCCAGGTGATCAAGGACTACTTCGCTGCCCGTGCGTTCCAGGTGTCGAAGACTGTGGCTCCGACGACCACTGTGATCACGCTGGAAGCGATCACCCCGATCAACACAACCCTTGTCGGTACGACCATGCTGACCGGTGCCAAGATCGGTAGCTCGCGTGCCTATAACGCCAGTACGATGAAGTCGTACACGCTCGAAGTGGGCCACGCTGACATCAACCAGTTCCGCCAGTACAAGGGGATGGTCTGCTCGAAGATGGAAGTCAAGCTGTCGGTCGGCTCGATCGTCACTGGCATGTTCGACTTCATGGGTCAAGGCTTCTCGCTGCGCGGCACGACCGGCAACGGCACGCCCAACGTGTCTCAAGTATTCACGCCCGCCAATGCGACTCGCGGCGTGTTTGACATTTTCGAGAATGGGGCCTCTATCTCGGCCACGACCTACATCAAGTCGGGCGAGTTCACGATCGACAACAACCTGCGCATGCAGGACGCTGTTGGCGTGTTCGGCGCAGCCGGTATCGGTGCAGGCACGTTCAAGGCGATGGGCAAGCTGGAGGTCTACTTCGCTGACTCCATCATGTACCAGAAGCTGCTCAGTGGCGTCGCTACCTCGCTGACCATCCCGCTGCTGGACGTGGAAGGCAACGGCTACGTCTACCACTTCCCGCGCATCAAGTACACGGCTGCCAAGGTGCAAGTCGGCGGTCAAGATCAGGACGCGATGCTGTCGGTTGACTGGGAAGCCGTTGTGGACCCTGTCACCGCCTCTCCGACCGTTGGCAAGACCGTCGCGATCTATCGCGTTGGCGCACTGTACTCTGGTACGTTGATCACCGTTCTTGACACTCGTCCGCGCTACGGTGTGGCTCTGCCTGGCGCATACAGCAATCCCGCGACCTTGCTGGCAGGATTGTCGAGCTTCGTGACTGGCAGTGTGAACGACGGCAAGGCCGGTACCTTCACTGTTGCTCCAGGTGTCGGCAACTACGGTTGGGTTGCAGTGGTCGCCGGTCCCTCGGTCTCCGGCGTGCGCTTCTTCGACGGTGTTGGCTACGGTGGCTGGTCTGGTGCCGGCTTCACGGGCAACAACACGGGTGCCTCGCCCGACCCCACCTTGTCGCCTCCGGGTGCAGGCGTAACTCCTACGGGAGCGGTCGTGCCGACCTACACGGACGGCAACAGCACTATCTGGCGATTCTTCCGCCAGGACTACTCCAACGCGGGCGGGTCGTTCACTATCAGCTAAGCGCTGAAACCAGGGGCGGCACAAGTTGCCGCCCTTACTCAATTGTGCTGAGAGAAACCTAATCTGAGACCTAAGACATGCCAAACGTAACCTCGCCCCTCGGTACTTCCAATGACCAAATCCCTCTGGTCAACAAGACAGAGATTTGGAAGTCCTCGGGCCTGCACATGCACTTCGAGACGCTGGCAGACTTGAACTCCGGTGTGACCAGGGAAGTTGCAAATATCGGAGCGGCTTCGGCTATTTGGTTCAACGGTCAACCTATCACCGTCGCGAGCGAACCCGCTGGAGTTCAGCGAGTTTGGAGCATCAGCCTGCAGCATGCTCGGACAGTCCTTTTGCCAACTGGAGTCTCTGTTGTTTTGGCTGCTGCTGGCAACACAGTTTTGCGGACCACTGGTGCTCCAGCGGGCGGAACAGGGGCAATAGGAGACCTGGCTGTCGACTTTGCTGCCGGCAGCTATTACACGAAGACAGGTGCATCGGTCTGGAGTGCTGCGGTTGTCTACAGTTCCGGCCTCACAGCCAACCTCACCACGTTGGACGCGGCTCTCACCACCGACGTGTCCGGCAATTTAGTTATTCCGGCGAACCTTGTTCCGCGAGTGGGCACGCTGGATGACCTGCAGGCTGTTGCCGGCTTTTCAAATGAAGTCGCGCTTGCTTCTGACACTAAATCGCTGGTTTTAATGAACGGTATTGTCGGAGGCGCAAGGCCTATAAATTTTGCAACGCATATTGCCGACCCCGCTTTGATCCCGAGTGCGGCGCACAACAGTGTGCTGGGCGGATACAGCGCAGCTGACGCTTCCGGATCTGGAGTAGTCGCGTACGGAAACACTCTTATAGGGCGAAGAATTTTTACGCCGACCGAGTTTCCGAATGACGGCGGCACAGATATTAAAAATAATATTTTAATCGCCGGAAATAGTATTAATATAGACAGTTTGCCCCCAGTAACGATCCCTGGTAGTTACTCAGTAGCCATTTTCGACAGCACCTCGTCATATGGCAATAACTCTGTATGTATCGGCAACAGTGATGTGTCTATGCAGAACTCTATCTGGCTTTCAATGCGAGGCCTGGCGGCAAGCGATCACGGAGACCTTACCGGGCTACTTTACGCCCGCACCACTGATGCTACTCCCACACTTTTGACAGAAGGCTTGAACGACACTTGGAGAGTGACCGTTTTCAGGGGTTTAATGATTCTAGATGTGGACGTAGCCGCAATGATGGACAGCAGCTCATCCAGTTTAACCGCCCTCTATCGCCGCCGCTTGGTGATGCGTAGCACGTCTGCTGGATGGGTTTTGAAGGGCTCAGTCCAGACGCCCACAGGTATCTCAGACTTTACAGATTCAGGATTTGCGCCTCCGGCCCCCACTCTGAGTGTTGTGACTGGCGGTCTTAACATCTCGGTGACGGGGATCGCGGCCACCAACATCAAATGGCGCGCAGTAATCAGGGCCTCAGTTCTAGGATTTGGCAACCAAAGCAGTACAGACGGCACGTAAGCATGCCTATAGTCATAAACGCTAATCTTTCTGAAAACCAACTTCAAGGCACTTCCGTAGGGGCCACATTTGCGCCCTTTGTTTCGACTCCAGACGTTAGCTACCCCATAAACACCGCAGTGGTGCCGGGGACCGCTTTAGACGCTGACCTTGAAACCTATAATGTAGGTACAAGCTATCAGTTTTTAGCGGGTGGCGGTCATATTTTAAGGGGTTCAGAGCCACAAGTGCTTTTGAGCGCGGTGTCTTCTGACTCTCGTATTGTTTACAGCATAACGCCAAACGGAAGAGACTGCACCCCCGCGGCTTCGGCGGAGCTGATAGCCTCTAATGTTCCCGTTATATTTAACTTCAATTTGACTATGACTCACGCGGGCGGGAGCGAAACTGTTCCTGCCACCGCTAACTTTATAGGCTCTAAAGTTTTATATGAGCCCTTGGTGTTTAAAGCAGGTACGACGCTGAGAGCGATGGCCGACGTAGTCCAGGCTACGCTAGGTTCAACAGCAAGAAACATCGGCAACGCACGTGTTTTTGAAGAGTCTTCACAGTGGCAGAGTTATGAACCCTCCACCTGGAACCTGGCCAGAAGAAATACTACTAACCCGCTGCACTCAGTGGTCGACCTCGGTCCATTCTCGTTCCTCGGCCAGGGTGCTCCCGCGACCCTTATATCGCCTAGGTATATTCTTATGGCAAATCATTGGCAGGCGTATGGTACTATTGGTTTCTTGAGCATGGACAATGTTCTGCAAACGGCCACAGTTTTGAGAGTTCAACCGGTACCGGGCGTGTCGGACGGCGCAATAGGTTATCTCAGCGCTCCGATTACCAATGTAACTCCTGCGTCTATACTCGCGGCGCGTATCCCGTTTCTAAGTAGAGTTACAATACTTCCACCTGACTCTTTAACTAAAACGGAGACCTTTGAGACAAACCTGGGTAAATATTCACACGGCAGCTTGGTCTTTACCATTACAGTGCGATCTTTAGTGCCATCGGAAGAATGGATACGCAAAGTAGGTAGCAACGGGCTTATCTGCGATGCAGATGGCGTTGTAATCTACTCGGGCAGGGCACTTAATGGATGGCAATCAACGGGGCTAGGTGGCGACTCCGGCTCTCCACTTTTTGCAAAACTTGCCGGTAAAACTGTTTTGCTATCTCAGTATTACGTCCCAGGTGCCGGCTCTAATTGGGCTGGCAAGGCTTCCTCATTGAATTCACTGATGAATTCTATGAAAGACGAAGCCGACTCAACCGTCTACGCTGTTGACACGGTCTAAACAAAATTCCTGAGAACTCACTTGCCAAAACCCCGCAGGGAGCAAATCTTCGTCTACACTACCGAGTGACGTTTTCATAAAAAGCGCACCACAACCACCACCGGAAACACCATGACCTTTGACATATTCACCGCCTTCGCCACCGACGAGAACCTCGAAAACAACGGCACGATCTTCAAGCTCGGCAAGGGCGCAGAGATCACCGTTGCTCGCGCCGGCAACCGCGCCTACGCCAAGGCCATCACCAAGGCCGTCGAGGCTCGCCGCGTCGAGCTGGACGCCGCCGACGACAACGCGGCCAACGTCTCGGACCAGATCATGGTCGACGTGATGGCCGAGACCATCCTGCTTGGTTGGAAGAAGCTCAGCTTCAAGGGCGAAGACATGGGCGACTACTCGACTGAGAAGGCCAAGAAGCTCTTGGCAGTGAAAGACTTTCGCAAGCACGTCGCCGGTCTGAGTGACCAGATGGACGCCTACAAGGTCAAGGCGGAGAAGGCGGCGGGAAACGATTAAGAGGTCACCTTGAGTGGTACCTGAAATACGGTACCAAGGAGTTCACGGAACTCTTCAAGGTGATGAGGTCGGACGGCAACGTCCACCCGGCAGAGTTGACAAGGCCAGCGCTCAAAGACGAAGACCGTCGTTACTACGATGCCTTTCGATCCTTGAGCGCTTCTCGTACGTGGAACCAGGTGGGGCCAAACCCCCTGCAGGTTTCCGAGGTCGCAGCCTACCTGGGGTTGCTGGGGATTGAGGACAGTGATACCAAGCTCAAGTACTTGAGGCTTATTCAAGGACTTGATGCAGTTGAGACCAAGATCATCCGAGCTAACCTGAAGACCAAATGACCACTGCGAATTTACTGGTTGGCATCGATACCGGCGCGGCGTTCGAGAGCCTGCGCAAGCTGCGCGCTGAGATGCAGTCTCAGCCGCACAACCTGTTGATCAACGTCAACATGGATTCGGTCAGGCAGGACATTCAGCGGTACCTCAACCAGAAACGAGCGTTTACGGTCAAGGTCAACACCCAAGCCCTGGGTGATGAGGTCACTCAAGCCCTTGGGATCGCCCTCGACAACGCCTTCGCAAAGAGGGGCCGCACCTTGTCCTGGAATGCCGCTGGCTTCCGGGGCTCGATGAACTCAACGCTCGACCCGATCTTCAACGACAAGCAGCGCCGGCTCAACTACGATCGCGCAAAACTGATCGCCGACATCAGCACAGATGTCACCGCGACCCTTGCCGTTGAACACCGCGTCGGTATCAACAGTGCTTCGCTCACTGCCCAGGTCAAGGCAGCGGTCGATCTAGGCCTCGCGGGCGGCGTCGTGCGCCTGGCGGGTGCCAGCGGCGTTGCAGCGCCGCCTGTGGCCGCTGCAGCGGGTCTGGGACCCGATGTGAACACGGTGATCCAGCGTGCGCTGGCGCCGGCAGTGAACGAGCTGACGCAAGCGGCCCTCGCGATCGCCAGTGCGGTCAAGAAGTCAGGTGTCGCGGGGCAGACCACGACCAGCGTTTTGCGGGCCAAGAAGTCGATCTCAGCTAAGGATGCAGACGGTTTCAGCCTGGGAGTTACTGAGACCCTTGAGAACCCACAGCTAGTCAGGGCCGACATCCAGAAGAGGAGAAGGACCAAGATTGAAGATGACGCAGAGCTGCTCAATCAGCGCGGTCAACGCTCGTCGGACTTCAAGAAGGTTCGAGAAGCGCGCAAGCAAGCGACTGATCTGCTGAAGGCGAATGAAGGCCTTGACGTACTGAACCAGTCAGGTCAGCGCTCGTCCGACTTTAAGAAGGTGCGAGAAGCCCGCAAGCAGGCTGACGCCCTTCTAAAGGCGACGGAAGGCCTAGAGGCACTGAACCAGTCAGGCCAGCGCTCGTCCGACTTCAAGAAGGTCCGAGACGCTCGCAAGCAAGTGGCTGATCTCCTGAAGGCCACAGAGGGACTCGACACGTTGAATCAGAGTGGTCAGCGAGCGTCTGACTTCAAGAAGGTGAAGGAAGCGCGCAAGCAAGCAACCGATCTCCTGAAGGCGACGGAAGGCCTTGACGCGCTCAACCAGTCAGGCCAGCGGACATCCGACTTCAGAAAGGTCCGGGAAGCTCGCAAACAAGCTGCCGACCTATTGAAGGCCACTGAAGGACTCGACACGCTTAACCAGACTGGTCAGCGCCAGTCTCAGTTGCGCAGCATCAGGCGAGATGAGAAGGCGGCGGTGACTAATCTTGGGTTCGCGGCGCCCCAACTCGGCGAACTTGCAAAGTTGGAGTCGCAGATCAAGAAGGTCAAGCAGGCGCAGTTTCTGATCGAGGATGGGCGCGCTGAGTTGGCGATACGTAGGTTCGGACGATCTGCGGTTGAAAGTGTTCCTGATCTGCAAAGAATGCAGGAGCAGGCTGAGCTTCTAGGCCGGAACAACAACTCGCTGACATCTGCATCGACCAGGTCTGCGGGGGCGCACCGAGAGTTGAACGCAGTGATGCGCGAAGCTCACAGTGCTGCCCGTGGCCTGGCCGGCTCAATGGGGGCGCTCTGGACCACCTACGGCAGCCTGGTGCCTCTGGTCGCTGCCGCTGCGATCGGCGCGTCCCTCAGGAGCATTGTTGTTGTCGGCAAGGACGTTGGCTACCAGCTCGCATTCGTCTCGGCCCTGTCGGGCGAAGCTGCGCTGTCGATGACAGCCTTCGGCAATGCGGTTCGAGGCTCAATGGTCCCACCGCTTGAGGCGGCGGAAGGTCTGCGAGCACTGGCACAGAACGGCCTTGATACACGCGACTCATTGGCAGCTTTGCCGGTGATTTTGCAGCTTGCGACCGCAGGCGAGTTGAGCCTTCGGGATGCGGCACTGTCAGCTACCGGCGTTATGTCAGCTTTCGGACTCTCAGTTGGCGACCTTGGACGTGTGTCTGACGTGTTCGCCAAAGCTGCGGCGATCTCGAACACCAGCGTGTCCGGTATGACGGAGGCGATGCGACAGGCCTCGACCGTCTCGGACAAGTACCACGTCAGCCTTGAGCAGACTGCCGCCGTGCTGGCAACGATGGCTAAGCGGAACATCGAGGGGTCTTCAGCGGGTACCGCTTTCCGTAACATGATGGTGGAGTTGGCTACACCAACGGAGAAGGCAAAGACGGCCATCAATCTGCTTGGCCTGAAGGTCTTTGACTCCAACGGAAAGATGCGCGACTTCCTCGATGTTATCGGGGATTTGAAGTCCAAGACGGATGGACTGAATGAGCAGACCAAGCTCACATTCTTGAACGACATCTTCAACGAGCGCGGCGCGAAAGCGGCCAACTCGGTTTTGACCGACTTCGAGTTTTTCCGAGCCAGCCTGAGCAAGATCACAAACGAGGCGAAAGGTTTCACTTCTGCTATTGACACAGCACTGAAGGAGTCGACGGGCGGCAAGATCAAGCAGTTGTTTTCCGAGTTCCAGATCGCAGCATCCGCAGCTTTTGACGACGCTGGTACCTCCGTCAACCTGTTCTCAGACAGCTTGCGAAACGTCGTCGCGTCGCCCGAGTTCCGGCAGGGACTTAGTGCCCTTGGCAGCAACATCGGCGCTGTTGCTACCCTGTTCGTTGAGAACGGCAAGGCTGTGCTATATGCGGTTGCAGCGTATGCGTCGTATCGGGTTGCGTCTGCTCTGATGGTTTCAGCTCTGGCTACTCAGGCCATCGCTTTGAACGCAACAGCGCTTAGCGTTGGCGCCCTTGCAATCTCCTGGAAGGCACTCACTGTTGGCGCGACGCTGGGACTCTCGATCATCATCCCCCTGGTGCTTGAGTGGGCGCTGTTCTCCAAGCACACTGATGCAGCCACTGAAGCGCAGAATGCTTTCAACGAGTCCCTGAAGAACCAGAATCGCGATCTTGACGCCAGCATCTCCAGGCTGAAGGAAGAGAACGTATTCCTGGCTGAACGTAACCTTTTGCTGTTGCAAGGTTTGACCCTTGAAGAGGCCAACAAGCGCGCAGGCGGATCAGCACAAGGTGCCACGCTGCGCAGCAAGACAAACGAGTTGGCTCAGGCGCTGGCCCTAGCGGAAGAAAAGGCTCTGGGCCAAAAACAATACGATGCAAACCTTGGACCTGAGTTCAGCACAGGTACGGCTACCGCTGCCAATGCTGAAGTTGAAAGGCTTCGCGGCTTTTACAACACGGCTTTGGAAGCTCAGGAGAAGTATGAGACGGACGCAGCACAGAAGAACCTGAAGGCTGCGCAGAACACACTCCAGGCTAACGTAAGCCAGGCACGAGAGTTCAATCAGAGGATTAAAGATTTCAGGCCTACCCTGTCTGCTGACAAGTTGATCAAGTTCGACAAAGAGTCGCTTTCTATCTCAGACGCTGATGCGAACGTAGCTCAGCGTGACTTCGAGAAACTGCTAACCGCCCGTAAGGCAACTTTGAACGAGTACGGCAAGAACATTGTCATACCAGACAAGGCTGCTGAGCGTGCCGCTGCATCCAGGGCTCGCAACGAAAACATTGCGGAGAGCAACAAGGACATCGAGGCCATCAAGCAGAAGATGGTGGTGGACAAGCAGCGCATGGACTTCGCGAAGGAGATCGATGAGGCTACCTACGGTACCGATCGCTTTGGCCCCTACATGTCAGCGCTGGTCACCGAGCTGCGCGTCAAGAGGGAACTGCGAGACCTTGAGAGTCAGCGCAGCTCAGCACTTACGTCCTTCGACGCTATCAATCGGTCGAAGTACACCCCTGCCGATCTGACTAACACACAGAAGGAGCGGACCAAGCTCGTTGCTGAGTTCGACGAGAGGAAAGCAAAGCTCGAACAGAGCAAGACGCTCGCAGGTATCAAGTCCGGGAACCTGGCCCTTGATCAGGGCGGCTCAGACAAGGACGATCTGCGCAAGCTCGCTGATGCTGACAAGAAACAGATTCAGGACATCTACAAGAAGTACAGCACCAAGACCCTCTCCACGGGCGATGCGGCATCCCTTGAAGCGGAGCTGAAGGTCGAGGACTCATACCGTGGCCTGATCAGCAAGAAGACCCAGGACATTGCACTTGCGCAGCGGCAGGTTGTGGACCTGCAGAAACAGGTTGCCGCTACAACTGGTGAAGCTAAGCTCGACGCTCAGTCGTTGGTTGATGAGGCGAAGAAGCGTGTCGTTGCCGAGCAGGGCGTGCTGGCAGTGGTTGAAGCTCAGGCGTCGGCGCAGTCGAAGCTGGCTGGCAGCAAGGCTGCGAGTCTCCAAGTCAAGTCTGAAACGGCAGAGGCCGGCTGGGACAAGTTCTGGAAGCAGTACACCGACTCGGCTCTGACCAGCGCAGCTATCGTCGAGAACAGCCTCAAGTCGGTGACGGACAGCCTGGCAGGCGGTCTAACCAACGCAGCCGCAACGGGCAAGCTAGAACTTGGTGGCATGGCTCGCGCAGTTGCTGCTGATCTCACCAAGGTCGTCATCAAGCAGCAGATCGGCAAACTCGCGGGCTCGCTCGGCCTGGGCGGTAGCGCCGTGGCTGACACAGCGAAAGCTGCTGCAGATGCCGCCGATCTCGCTGCTACCACTAGCATCACCGCAGCAACTGTTGTTCAGACGACCGCTGCTACTGCCCTGACTGCCGCGCTCTACGCCGCTTCTGCTGCTGCCTCGCAGTTCTTGCTCAGCAGCTCTTTGAGCGGTGGCGGCTTCGGCCTAGGCAGCTTGGGGGATGTATTCAGCGCTGATGGTGGCGGCTTCAGCTTCAGCGATGTCCTCCCGTTCTTCGGGTTCGCCAAGGGCGGCATCATGACGCCGCAAGGCCCGATGCCGCTGCGCCGGTACGCGAAGGGGGGCATTACGCACGGCCCCGAGTACTCCGTACATGGCGAAGGCAGCCTGCCCGAGGCGAACATCCCGCTACAGGATGGTCGCACCGTGCCCGTGACTCTCAACGGTGATGGCTCTTCGAGCAAGGCGTCGGTGAGCCTGAGCTACTCACCCACGATCCACATCGACAGCCGCACAGACCAAGCCCAGGTTGCACAGCTTGTGCAGGCCAGCGTGGCGCAAGGACAGAAGCAGATGCTGCAGCACCTGAAGGACACGGGAGTCATCGCATGAGCATCATCACCATGAGCCCAAGCATCCTTATGGGCAGCTTCGCAATGGAGCAGATCAGCTACGACATGGTCGAAGTCAGCGACCCGACTGGTGCTGAAGCGATCCGCCTCTTTGGTCCCCCGCGCTGGCGCACCAGCTTGTCGGCCATGCCTGACATGAACCTTGCACAGGCATCCGAGTGGGAGGTAATCGTTCTGCAGCTTCGCAGAGGCATCAACCATCTGGCGGTTTGGGACCCCGTGCGCGTGCTCCCGAGAGGCACCATGCGGGGCACACCAACGCTTAGCTCGGGTGCTCCAGCAGGGTCTACGGCGATCAACCTCTCCGGCGCATCTGGCACGCTGCTGAAGGGCGACTGGTTGCAGATCGGCACAGGGGTTGGCACCAGTCAGCTCGTGAAGTCTATGAGCGACGTTACTGCCGTAGCTGGAGCGGTCACCGTGACCTTCGAGCCGGCGCTGCGCATCTCGTACTCGACGGGTGCGGTAATCACGCTCGATCGCCCAGTTTTTTACGCCCGCCAGATTGGCAAAACAACAAAATGGGAATACCAAGCTGGTAACATGCTGCAGAGCGGATTTGCGCTCGATTTGCTCGAAGCATTCCAGTGACGATTGCCCTTGACACAGCCGCTGCAGCCCGAATCATAGCGCCCGTCAAGGGCGTTGTTTGGCTTGTGCAGATGGACTTTGGTACTGGCACGATCTACTACACGAACTCACCTATCCAGCTCTCAATTGGTGGCAACGACTACCTGGCCGGCTACAACCTTGTGGGTGTCAGCCCCCTGAGTGAGAGCGAGTCCAACTCGGCTGAGAAGGTCACGCTCAGCTACAGCGTGGTCAACCAGGCGATGCTCGCGTCAGTGCTTGGCAACGTGGACAACTACCGGGGCAGGGCGGTGAGGACGTACCTCCAATTGATGAACGAGCGCTTCCAGCCCGATGGAGCCCCTGTGAAGCGTTGGGCGGGTTACATGGACAAGGTTCAGATCACCCGCGAGAGCCCTGGCAAAGACGGTGGCAACGTGAGCGGCAAGATCGAGATGGTTTGCTCTCGTGCTGGCATGGCTCGGGCTCGCAACTACCAGGGTCGTCGACTCTCGAACACTCAGCACCAGCAACGCTACCCAGGCGATCGCGGGTTTGAGTACCTGCAGAACCTGATCGAGCAGCCCACGCGCTGGCTCTCGAAGAAGTTCCAGGAGGTTTGATGAATCTCGCAGTGCAACTCGAAGACTACATACGCGACTACGGTCGCGGTCGTTTTGATTGGCGCACTGCAAACTGCTGCCACTTCGTATCGAAGTGGGTTCTTCGTATGACAAGCTGCGACTTCATGCAGGGCCTTGCAGAAACAACCAACATGAGAGAGGCCAGGAGGCTGATTGCTTCGATGGGCGGCAACCTAATCGCAGTCACCAAGAAGCAGTTAGGGCAGGAGCCTGTCAATGCGACTCTGGCGCAGGTAGGGGATGTAGTTCACATTCCTCTACCGACTGGGGGATGCCTCGGAATCTGCGTCGGTCAACATGCTGCAGTCGTCAGCGACACAGGAAGCATCGTCAAGGTGCAAATGGACAAGGCCGACTACGCTTGGCATCTAAAAGGTATGCGATGCTGAAACTTCTTGCCGCCACCACATTGCTGGCTCTTGGCCTGACAGCCACACCAGCTTACGCTGATCCGGTATCGGGAATCCTGTTCCTCGCGAGCGCCGTTGGTGTTTCTGTAGGTGCTGCTAGCGTTGTCGCTTTGAGCGCCTTTTTTGCTGCTTACGGCCTAACACTGGCAGTCGTGGCTCTGAACGTCTATGGCGCCTCATCGGCTCGGCGCAAGGCCCGGCGCGAGTCTGAGCGTGCGCGCAGAGAGTACAACTCAAACCTTACCGACCGTGCTGTGACCGTGCTGCAGCCTGACCCACCTTGGCGTGTTGTCTACGGTCGCTGCATTGCCGGTGGCGACATCGTTGCGATCTTCACGAGCGATAAGCCAAGCACCAAGTCTGACGGGACCCCCTACACCAAGCCCGACGCTTACAAACACCTCGTGATCCACCTTGCCTCTCACGAGGTTGAGGCCATTCACGATGTGCTGATTGACGGCGTTCGTATTGGCACCCTTGACGCTAATGGCTGGGTCGTTTCTACATCTGCTGGTACCGGCAAAGACTACACAACGTCGTCTACGTTGCCTATCGGTTCCACGTCGATCCCGGTTGCAGCCGGCACAGGAACAATCCTGGCAGGCGACGAGGTGTCCTTCAGCGGCGACAGCAAGCGCTACAGGGTCACTGTAGGCATCACCGCAGCGGGGCAGACCCTCACGATCGCGGCACCAGGACTTGAAACGCTTGTTAGCAGCGCTACCGCGATTCAGCTTGGCAATGAGTTCACGAAGAAGGTCGACGGTAATCGCGACATCAACCTGGCCGCAGGCGCTTCGTTCACGTCCGCCACACCCATCCTTAGTGTGCTGTCTTCTGGCCGTAGCGCCAATTCTCTCGTAGATGGAGACAACGCTGGTTGGGTAGACAGCCCCTACACCTTGACTGGTGGGGGCTTCACTCTGACCAACACTGGCAGCCTACCCGCAACCATCTCATACACGACCAACGGGTCACTTTCCAGCATCAGAGTGCTGAAACATCTCGGCGGAACTGATCAGACGGTTGATACGGTTTTGAGCGGCATGTTTCCCGACAAGTGGACTGCCGATCACCGCCTGCGTGGCTGCGCCTACGTTGTGGTGACGCTGGACCTTGAGGAGCAGCGATTCCAGGGCGGGCCACCGCAGATGGCGTTTGAGATCAGCGGGCGCAAGGTCTTCGATCCACGAACAGGTTTAACCGCCTACAGCAATAACAACGCCCTGATCATCCGAGACTTCTTGATGGCCCCCTGGGGCTTCGAGGTTGTCTCGACCGACATCAACAACGCCTACGTGATTGCTGCGGCCAACGCCTGTGATGTGTCGACGACATTCAGCTCACTGACACCATCTGGCAGCACTGTCACGCGCACCGAGCCGCTCTACACATGCAACGGCGCCTTTACGACGAACGACGGTCCTGAGGCCGTGCTTGAAGAGCTTGCCGAGTCAATGGCTGGCTACGTGATGTACGGCGGTGAGTGGCTCATCGCACCAGGCACCTGGACCACCTCAGCGATGGACCTGACCGACGACGATCTCGACGGTCAAATCTCGATCGCTCAGGCTGGCGCAGGTATGGACAGCCTGTTCAATGGCGCGCACGCAAGCTACCTTGCCTACGGTCGCACGTCACCAAGCGACATGGTGCCGTACCAGAACTCCACGTTCCTGGCAGCGGACGGTGGGCGTGAGTTGTGGAGCAACTTCACCTTCCCCTACACTGACTCGGAAGCCAGAGCGCGTAACCTGGCGCGCATCTTCACCGAGCGCAACCGTGACGGCTTGATCATCCAGTACCCAGCCAAGATGAATGCCTGGGTCCTGCGTGTTGGTGAGCGAGTGCGAGTCACCAGTGCGGAGTACGGCTTCACGAACAAATACTTCCGTGTCACAGATTGGCAATTTGGGATCAACTCTGCGGTCAATCTAACTCTGCAGGAAGACAGCGCTGCGGCCTACGACCAGTCGGACGCGGTGCTGGCTGATCCGACACCGAACACCGATCTGCCGAACCCGAACATCGTCGCTGAGATTCGCACCCTGGCTACTGAGAGCGGCACGCCGCACCTGATGAGGCTTGGAGACGGAACGATTGTTCCTCGTGTCAGGGTCACATGGGCGCCAGTCACTTCAGCCTACGTCGTCCCTGGTGGTCGTATCGAGGTCTCATGGCAGGTTGTAGGGATCACAGCCTGGAACACTATCTCTGTACTGCCCGATGAAACCAGCACCTACCTGAACGGTGTTCTGGAGGGCACCAGGATCACTGTCCGTGCGGTCGTGGTGAATTCCATCGGTGTGAGGAGCAACCCGGTGTTCACTTCGCACCTTGTAGTTGGCAAGACAGCACCACCGAGTGACGTAGCCAACATTGCTGCTACGGTCTCAAAGGGCATCATTACCTGGTCCTGGGATGCCTGCAACGACCTTGACTACGCTGAGACGCAAGCTAGGATTGGTGGCACTGATTGGGCCAGCGCAGCTCCCGAGTGGACAGGCTCAGCCAACCGCTACTCCAAGGTGGTCAGTGCTGTAGGTACCTACACCCTGCGCGTTCGGCACGTTGATGCCAGCGGCAACCTGAGCACCGGCACTGCAGTCATGTCTGTGCCTGTGACCGTTACTGACATCGCTCAGGACGGCCAGGTTGCACTGACCATCGAGATATTCCAGCAGGCGGCGTCAGCCCCCGCAACACCGACTGGTGGCAGCTACACGTTCTCGACGAACACCCTTGTCCCGCCTGCTGGTTGGACTCGCAGTCGCCCCACCAGCAGCACCACACCCACATGGGCGACCACGTTTCTATTCATCACCAGTACGCCCAGCTCGGCAGTGACTGCGGGTACGTGGGCCAGTCCGGTGAAGGTCGCGCAGGACGGGGCTCCAGGCGCCAATGGAACATCCGGTACGAACGGCGTGACCCCGATCATTGGCTACCTGACCAACGACTCATACTCAGTCGCCACCATCAATGACGGCAGCGGCGGCGACTACAGCGGCGCTGGCGGCATCTTCAAGGTGTTCAACGGCATTACCGATGTCACTGGTGCATCGGTTACCTACAGCGTTCAATCCAGCTCAGGCATCAGCGGATTGACGATCAACTCCGCAGGCGTCTACAGCCTGACGGGCACGTCTGCCGACACGGGTACCGCAACCTTGCGGGCGATCTATTCCGGTGTCACGATCGACAAGGTCTACAGCATCAGCCGCAGCAAGGCTGGCGCAGGGGGCGCAGGGTCAGTTGGTGCATCTGGCACCAGCGTTGCCACGGTCTACATGTACCAGTGGTCGACGGTTCAACCCAGCAACCCCACAGCGTCCTCGACCTTCACCTGGGCTACTGCAGCCAACGCATCGTACACAGGTACCAACGGATGGCAGACCGGGCTTCCTGCGAATCCTGGTACTCCGGGGGTCCTGCTTTGGGTTGCTCAGAAGTCCATCAGCGCCGCCGCGACAACGACCAGCAGCACTGTTGACTGGACGACTGGCGTCACGGTCTCAGCGCTCAGCGCGAACGGTGCAAACGGTACTGCTGGCGGCGCAGGCGCCACAGGTGCGAACGGAGCACGATTCGCCTTGGCTCAGGTGTTTCAGTGGGCCGCGACGATTCCGACGATCAGCGGCAGCAACACCTACCAGTGGGCGACCAGCACCTTCACGGCTGCAGTTCCCAGCGGTTGGAGCACAAGCGCTGGAGCATCCCCCAGCACCGGCTTCACCTTGTGGCAGGCCACGGTCAAGCTCGTCGACACCTTGACGGTTTCCAGCAGCTCAGTGGATTGGACAACCGCATCGATCAGCGCGATCGGCTATGCAGGCGCGAACGGCGCAGACGGCGCAGACGGCAGTGCAGCCAGCGCAGGAGCTTCAGCTCGTATCGCCTACGCTAAATCGACATCAAACCCCTTGGCTGGTACACCCACCACCTTCAACACCAGCGGCTCCAGCACGTTCCCCAGTACGAACACATGGGGTGGCGCGGAGGTGTGGGGTGCCACGGTACCCAGCTTCACAGCAGGCGAAGCCGTCTTCCAGATCAACGGCATCTACAACCCAACCACCGACATCACTGTGTGGGGTCTGCCGTACCTGAGCAGCCTGAAGGTTGGCAGCCTATCGGCGATCAGCGCAAACCTTGGAGCGATCACCGCTGGTTCGTTGAACATTGGGAGCGGCACGCTCACGATGGACGCTGCCGGCAACCTGGTAGGGCGAAGCATCACGATCCAGGACAGCGCCGGCAACGTGCGCTTCAGCTCTGGCGTACCCCTGAATTGGGCCAACATCTCTGCGCAGCCAGCGGGCATTTTCAACTCCAATGTGACTATCAACGCTAACGGTACCCTGCAGGGTGGCGGTGGTGGTCAGGTCACCACGCTCCCCGTCGTGGACATTAACGCCGAGCGTGAAACTAACCGAGATTTCGTTTGGTACTCTGTGGGAACAACCCGTGAGTTTAAGCACGCTGCCGCAATCGGCCTGTCAGACTCTGATGGGTATTGGCTGACCCTGGAAACCATCAAACAGTTTACGCAGGGCGGCGGAGGCTATCCGGGCTACCAGTACGCCTACCAGCAGGAAAAGACATGGAGAAGGCGGGCGGCGGATGACACCGGCACCACATTTACCTCGTGGGTGCAAGACCTAGACCGAAACGCCTATACCGGGGAGTTGAACGCAACCTACGGAGCCAACACATCAAACGCTGCACCGGGTCTTATCAACTCGAATATCTCTATCGCAGCGAATGGCGCTCTGAGCGGTGGAGGTGGCGGCGCGGTCAGCTTCGCCGGTTTGGGGGGAGGGTCGATGGGCCTGATCAACCAGATTACCAGCGGTAACGCAGCTACCTACATTGCTGCTGCGGCGATCCCTGCAGCCTTGATTGGGTCGTTGAATGTCGGTCTGCTCTCGACTGCGATGAATCCAGGGTCTTCCGTTGGGCGAGTTGAAATGCAGACTAACGTGATTCGGGTTTATGACAGCTCAAACAATCTTCGAGTAAAGATTGGGTATTTACTATGAGTTACGGCGTACAAACATATGACGCTGGTGGAGTAACTCTTCTAGATGCTAGCTCTAAGGCTGCTCGGGTTGTTGACACTCAAACAGTCACTGTGCCCCTGGTAGGCATCACCAACACCTATTCAATTCCAGCAGACTGCAGTAGCAGTAACTCTGCTGTCCTGTTGGACTCTAGAACCTGGGCGTTTGTCTCTGCCGCAGGTGTAGCCTCTGTGGTTGGATCGCAGTCAAACGGCACGACGACGATGCGTGTTTATAGGTACGCCTGATGAGTTACGGGTTTCAAATTCAAAACTCATCAGGACTTGTCATTGCAGACGACTCTAGTTTTTCCCTTGCCTTGATTGCGTCTGGGTCGGTAACTACGGACGCTTCGGGAGCAGGGTCGATCACTTACCCTGATGTGGGAGAGATTCCAACCATCATGATCCAAAGCCCTGCAGGCGGGCAGTGGGTTGGCATTGGAAGTATTTCTTCCTCGTCGTGTGGATTTGTCTCGTGGACAGCTAGTGGGTCATATGCAATTCTCGCAAGGGAGGCATGCACATTCAACTACCGAGTTTATACCCGCTCAAACGTGGCTGGGGCAGGTGCTGGGGATTACGGAATCCTCATGTATAACGCAAGCGGACAGGTTACCTTTGACTCTAGACAGACTACCGCTCCACTCAACTCTGTAATGAATGTGATGACACCCTCGCTAAGCGGAGAGAGCACCAGTTTTACCTATGTATCGGCAGCACTTCCTTCAGGCGCGGGTTCGTCCTGCTGGCACTCTTTGTCTGGTGGGAATGGGGCGGCTGGACGCCAGCAGACAAGCGGCGGAATACCCCCTGGGGGGATTCTTTACGGTCACCCATCGAGAGTCTCAGGGAGCAACCTACAGGTTGCGTACATGGGCCTGACTGTTGTCACGGGAGGCAACTCAACGTGGACTCCTGGCGGCTCATATTTCATCATCAACTGACCAAAGAGCATGAACTCAACTAATTACAGGTACATACTGATTAAGGACGCACATGCCTTTCACTAAGACATTCACCGCGCCAAACGGTGCGACGCTGAATTTTCACAAGGTCACCCGCATCGAGGTCGTAAATGATGTGCTGACCTATACCGTTCAGAGCTGGGTTTCTGAAGCTGACTATCTGGCGTCGAAGCCGGCGCTCTGGAACTCGTACCTGATTGGAACCATACCTCCAGGGCTACTCGCCTCAATGGAAGATGCAGCGAGACTCACACCTGAGTTCTCTGGAGGCATACCAGTGATCGATAACGCCGACGCGCTTCAAGCTGCGAAAGATAGGGCTGTAGCACGAAACAAGCAGGAGCGTGACAAACTGGCCGTCTCAGGCTTCACAGTAGGCAGCCTCTCTCTCGCCAGCGACGCAGCATCACAGACCAAAATTCTTCTGGGAGTTACCCAGGCGATTCTGAACCCGACGACGTTCTCCGAACCCTGGCTACTGGCGGACGGGACCGTGCAGATACTGAACGCAACACAGATGCGTGCGGTTGCCAAATCTCTCTACGACACGATCAAGGCGCTTGATGTAAGGCTTCGCGATGCGCAGCTTGCAATTCAAGCAGCCACCACTACCCCCGCTGTTGAGGCGGTTGTTCTCTGACCACAACTGAAAGCACCACCATGAAACTGTTTGCCATCACCCTCGCCGCACTCCTTTCCGCTTGCGCTTCGCAGCCTTCCAAGCAGGTAGCTTCACCCTGCAGCGACAAACCTCAAGTGGGGCAGTGCGCGGACCTGACGCGCATGACCCACATCGAACGGGAGCAGGCCCTGCGAAACCTGGGACTTGGTTTGCCCGTGCGATAACTTCAGCAGTATGTCAAGAATGTGAAAAAGGCACTGACAACAGAAGATTGCAATTTTGTTGGCAGTCGCCTTTGACACTTCAACAAATAAAGAGCCACCACTGGTAGAATCAGCCGCTGGTTAACTGGCTTTGCGAACGTGAAACTTCCTCAACTTGCTGCCGACAAAGCCAACCACGCGATCTACGGCGCCGGCATTTACGCCATCGTGGTCACCGCCGAAATGATTTTCGGAGTCACGATGTACGAGCAGGCCGCTTTCGGCGCTGTCTGTGTGATGGCAGTGCTGAAGGAGCTTGTCGATCGAATCACTGCAAATCGACAGGTTGAGGCTGGCCTGGTGCCAACCCACACATCTGACGGTCTAGACGCCCTCGCAACTGTGCTGGGCGGTTTGACACTTCATCTCGTTAGGCAACTATGAAGCGAATCACACTAATCACACTGTTCGCGCTTGCGGCGTGCGCCGCTGAAGATGCCACTGCGCAGAACATCTGTGAGGGTTACAGCACCAGCGGCCCGACTGGTGTGCCCATCATCGTCCCGGCCACTGATCCAAGAATCGAGCTGGAATGCTTGCCGGAAGACGTTGCGAAGTTGCTGCCTGACTCTGTCATACCTGCCGCTGTTTTGGCTGCGGCTACGGGTCGTGGGTATGGATGGGATTTCAGGCTAAAAGGTGCCTCGATGTGGATGTACTGTCCGCGAGCTGACGGCACATGGCGGCTTCGATTCACGTCACGCACCTACGCTGAACTCAAGACACAGCTACCCGCTTTCGCAAAGCTGGTGACTGAATACTCCACTATGGCGGACCTTAACCTCAAGGCCAGAAACCTTGGTTGGGGCGACTTGCAGAGCGCTGAGCACAAGAGTATCTGGTGCCCAGCCTACGCAAAGATGCTTGCTAGCTTACCTACCGGGTATCCCACTGGTTTCGTACCTCCTGCAACCCCAGTACCCACCATCAGGTACGTGACAGCCGGTACAGGCGCTGTTTATCTCAGCGATGGGACCAAACTACTTCGCGTGTTGCTAGGGCGCAAAACCGCTGTCGGCGTAACTGCCATTTGCACGACCAAGATAGTCAGTGGCGCCTCCACTTACTGCACTTTTACAGGCGCACTCAGCCCCTTAGAGGTCACCCTCGTCAAGGTGGCCCCATGAACTTCACGCTTGACGTGAATGTGCGGTTCCCGAGTTCGGGTACCGCTCCCTCATCGGAGATCAACAAGCTCCGAACAGACCTTCAATCATCCATCCACGAACTGAAAGAAACCATCATGAGCACCCTTGCTGACATCCAAGCTGAACTCCCCCAGACCGCCCTTGCCGTCGATTCTCTGATCGCCGTGGTGAACGCACAGTCGGCCATCCTGTTGGGTCTCCAGACCCAACTCGACGCCGCCATCGCCGCCAACGACCCGGTTGCATTTGACGCCATCAAGGCCGAGCTGGACGCCATCCAGGCCCGTGCCGCCGCGATCGTTGCGGCCAACACCCCGGCTGAGCAGCCCGCCGACCCGGTCTAAGTCGACGCCGCTACGCGGCACCCGTGCGGTCATCAGGCGGTGACCGCACAACGAATTCAAGGCGCATATGCAGATGAAGGAACAAGTCCTGCTGGGTGCTGAGCGCTCGGTTCCTGCCGCCGCCCTTGTCGGAGCCCAGCTTTACGGCTTGTCTCTGCCTGAGTGGGCTGCCATCGCAGGTATCGCATTCATCGCCCTGCAAGCTGCCTACCTCGTGTGGCAGTGGGTTGCACAGGTGAAGCGACGCAACAAGGAAAAGCAAGATGAACTGGAATGACATTTCCGCGCTAATAGGAAAGTCTGCCCCCATCCTTGGCACGCTGATTGGTGGTCCTGCCGGCGCTGCCGTAGGTGCCCTGATCGCCAGCGGCCTTGGCGTCGGCAACACGCCTGACGAAGTCTCTGTCGCTCTGCAGACCAACCCTGACGCCGCCGTCAAGTTGAAGCAGATCGAGAAGGAGCGCCAGGTCGAGCTGCAGGGCCTCGCGGTCCAGCACGCGGGCAACGTGCTTGCAGCCGAGACAGCGCAGGTTCAGGCAGTCAACCAGACCATGCAGGTTGAGGCGAAGTCCGAAAAATGGCCCACGTACTCGTGGCGCCCGTTCTGCGGCTTTGTGTTCGGCATCAGCTTCTTCGGTGTGTACTTCGTTCTGCCGCTGCTTAAGCTGCCGGTTCCCTCGATCCCCTTCGAGGCGTGGGCCGCACTTGGCGCAGTGCTTGGCGTTGCGAGCTGGTTCCGTGGAAAAGCACAAGCTGACCCGTTGAACTCAATCCCGGCGACACGCGGATGAACTTCGAGACCGCATTCAACCGCCTGATAAGTCACGAAGGTGGCTATGTCAATGATCCTCGTGATCCGGGCCAGGAGACTGCCTTCGGAATCTCCAAGCGTTCCTACCCGGATGTCGACATCAAGAACCTCACGCGCAATGGAGCCCGAGCGATCTACCTGCGGGACTTCTGGCATCAGGCTCAGATGGACAAACTGGCACCGGCCTTGGCCTTCCAGGTTTTCGATGCTGCAGTGAACCACGGCATCCAGACTGCGATTCGCCTGCTTCAGCGTGCAGCCGACGTTGCTGATGATGGTCACGTCGGGCCGGTCACCCTTGCCGCTGTGAACGGCAAGAGCGTCACGGACATGCTGATCTTGTTTATCGCTGAGCGCATCGATTTTTGGACGAAGCTCAGCACCTGGTCCACCTTCGGTAAAGGCTGGGCAAGACGCGCAGCCGCCAACCTCAGGTACGCAGCGCAAGACTCATGATGACCCGTCGTGTTGATCCTGAGCGTTACGCGCAGACGATCACACGACTGCACAAAGCCTGCCTTCCAGAGGACTCCATGCCAGCCCTGGAGGGGTCTTGGTGGTTGACTTTTGACGGTGACAAGGCGGTGGCGTTCGCTGCCAGCCGCCCGTCGTATCAGTGGGGCGACACCACATACCTGAGCCGCTGCGGCGTACTTGCCTCTCACCGAGGCAAAGGCTTGCAGCGGCGTCTGATTCGAGTGCGTGAGAAGCACGCGAGAGCCGCTGGAAAGCGCTGGCTCATCTCGGACACACGAACCAATCCACACAGCGCCAACAACCTGATAAGGGCTGGCTTCACGATGTACGAGCCTGGCTCGCCGTGGAGTTTTAAGGACGCGCTGTATTGGAAGAAGCGATTACTTAACGACGGGAAACAGTGATGCCAACGCCGAAGATGACGATTGACAAAGTGCTTGCCGTTATGGGCCGGTATGAGGAAATGAAAGAGCTGGGCCTCAGCAACCGGGAGATCGCCAGGGAGATGGGCTTGCCACGCAGCACTCTTCAGCAGTACGTGAACCAGCACTCCAAGGACTTCGAGATCAAGCCGCGTCAGCCCGCTGCGGAGCTTGATATACCCACTCCCCCCGATGGCGCAGAACCCATAGCTGAGTTGATCGCCCGCAAAAAGCTAGCTTATGCGCGTGAGTCGGCCAGTGACGAGTTCCACAAGCTGATCCCCATTAAGGTGAAAACCCCAGGACCTGTGGCAATTTGCGCCGTAGGTGACCCGCACGTCGACGATGACCGGGCAGACATAGGAGCAATCGAACGGGACATGACCATCATTGGTCAGAGCGAGGGGATGTTCGCTCTGCACCTCGGAGACTGTACTAATCAGTGGCCGGGTAGGTTGGCCCGCTTGTACGCCCACCAGACGACAAAGGCTAGTGACGGAATTCGACTTACAGAATGGATGTTTAACCTTGCTCCACCTCTTGCAGTCGTGGGGGGAAATCATGACATCTTCCTGGAGGGCATGAACTGGTTGAATTTCGTGATCAAGCAAGCCGGCACCCAGGTATCTCGGGAGCATGGTGTCAGGCTTGAGTTGAAATTCCCTAAGGGCGACTCAGTACGTCTGCACGCACGGCACGACTTTCCGGGTCACTCACAGTTCAACCCGCTGCACGGCCTTCGCAAAGAGCACCTGCACGGCCTGCGTGATCACATCAACATCGCTGGTCACAAGCACATCGACAGCTATGCCGTCGTCCCCAGCCCTGACGGATACATGCAGCATATGCTGCGTGTGTCTGGATACAAGCGCCACGACGATTACGCCCAATCTCTGAACCTGAAGGAGATGAAGATGGCACCGACAGTTGCCATCGTCATCGACCCTATGGCAAAAGTGCAGGCTGAGTTGATCAAGCCCTTCTGGTGCCTTGAAGAGGCTGCTGACTTTCTTACGTTCAAGCGCAAGCGAGCCGGCGTCTGACAGAGTCCCTGTGGTGGGGGTTTAACCCCGCCTAGGCGGGGTCTTGTTGCGCCGACAGTGATCTGGGCAACAACGCCGCTGATCTAGAGGCGTCGTTGTTGTAGTAGGTGTCGCGCAGCAAGCGGACATCCTTGGTTCCGATCGCGTGTGAAAGGGCTAGCACGTCCAGGAACGGGGCGAGCCTGGTTGCCGCCTCGTGCTTCATGTCGTGGAAGTGAACGTCACTCAGGCCCGCCTGCTTGATCGCCTTGCGCCAGAGGGCGTCGCGCTGCGAGTCGTTCAGGCCCACCACGTAGGGCTGATCAGCGGGCATCGAGACCAGGAGCTGATCCAGCAGCTCGCTGGCCCTCTCGGTCAGCGGCACGTTACGGCTCGGGTCCAGGTTCGCTCGACCGCTGCGTGAACTCTTGCGGCCTCCGCGCTCGATCGCGGCAATGTGCAGCGTCCTGCGGTCCTTCCAGTAGTCTGCGGGGCTGACCCGCAGCAGCTCGCCCGACCGCGCCCCTGTCTCCTGAGCCAGCAGGAAGCACGCACCCACCCGCGCCGTCTTGGTGAGCAGCAGTGGGTCTCGGTGGAAGCCGGTCGCGATCAAGATGGCCTCGACCTGGTCTGGGGATAGAAGGGGGGGGTTGCGAGGGCGACCGCGCTCAGGCCGGCGCGCACCGTGGCAGGGGTTGATCTCCAGCCATCGCCGGTCCTTCACCGCGTAACTGAAAGCGCTGCTCATCAGGTTAAGCTCGCGGTTTACCGTGGCCCCACTGACATCCTTGACCCTCCTGTCGATCCACTCATTGATGTGGTGGGTGGTGACATCCGGCAGGCTGACGCTGGCGAGCGGGTCAAGACCCCACTTGGCGATGCGCAAGCTGTTCCACTTGGCCGAGTCAGTCTTGCTCGCCACGGCGTCGTCGAAGGCCTCGAAGAGCTGGCCGACCGTCACGGAGCTGGACGGCGTGAGCTTGCCACTCAACTTAAGCAGCTCTTGCTGCCGACCCCACTCCTGCGCCTCCGCCTTGGTGTCACGAGTGGCTGTGATTTTCCCGCCACCGGGTAGTCTCACTACTACCCTCCAAGAACTTCCACGAGGTTCAACTGATGCCATGACTGTCTCCAGGTTGGGGACGGATCATGGAGACAGTCTGGGGACATGTCAATCGGTTGCGGGTGGGCGGTGACGACGTTTTATGTAGTATGAGAACTAATCAATGTCCCCAGCGGAAAGTAAAAAGCCCCGTAAATCAACGACTTACGGGGCTTTTGGTGTTGAGGTATGGTGCCCAGAAGAGGCACTCAAAATGGCGTGGATACTGGCTTAGCGAAGCATTGGGGACTCGCCCCTGTCACCAAGCCCTACTTCTTGTACTTCAGGTAGGTCCAACCAGCGATCAGGATGCCACCCCCACAGACAACGCCTGTGAGGAAAGTCCACATGAAGCTGCCGACAGTGCAGACGATCATTGCTCGACCTTCTTGAGCGTCTTCGGGATTTCCGCGTTGCAGCGATTCTCCTGCGAAGCCAGGGCGACACGCGCCTTGAAGTCCTCGTCCTTCAGGCAGCCGATATTGCCGCTGACCGTCGAGCACTTCAGCTTGAGAGCTACCGCCTTAGTCGACGCTTCGAGCAGATCAACAGAGGCCCAGCCGTCGCCCTGGGGGCACGCAGCCTGCTGAGTGGAGTCGCCTCGGGTCAGGATGCCGAAGCGCTCGAAGCCGTTCTCTGCGCGCCACTTCTGGGCGTTGTAGCGGCTGTTGTCGTTCGCAACCGAGCGCTGCAGTTCGAGGGTGTCGAACGAGACCTTGTCTTCACCGCAAGCGGTCAAGGCGGCAACGAGGGAGAGGATCAGGATGGAAGTCTTCATAGTTTCTTTCTGTGGTGGTGCCGCTTTTAAGGGGTGCTGACAAACCCCATACCTTCAATTCAATCGAGGCTTACCGCCTCTTTTTCCGTTACCGTCAATGTGCGTTCGCAACCAGGCGGCGACATCAGCCCTCAGCCAGCGGGGGTGACCCCTGCCACCTGAGCGAGTCGGGAGCCTGATCGCTTTGGGGAATCCAGCGAGCAAGGCGTAGTGCTCGGTCACGTAGCGAGCATCACACTTGAGCATAGCGCCGATGTCATCGGAGTCGAGCAACGAGTCAGGTGCCATGCGTACCGCGATCTCGCGGGCGAGTTCGACCGTGTCCATCACATCTTGAGCACGAACTTGGCGAGTATGTAGACCGCAGCGAAGGTGATGCCCGGTACAAACTTGTCACCAGCAAACATCACCATGCTGCAAATGAAGAACATGTCGGATTCCCTCATTTCTTCACCAGCTCTCGGTATAGCTGCATCAGACCTGGTAGATGCGGCTCGATCAGCTCGATCGTGGCTCGGGCGTAAAGCTGAGACTCGATCTGTGCGTGACTGTGGTCGCGCAGTGCCAGCAACGACATGAAGAGGTTGCGTAGATTCATCGTCGTCATCCAGTGCGTGTAGTGGTTGACGTGCAAGAACATGCGCGCGTGCTCAGGGGCCACACCATCAGCCATCGCTTCAAGGTACTCCTCGTAGTCCTTGGAGCACGAGTCATACAGTCGACGCTTGAACTTCGCCTGAACCTCTGGACTCAGGTTGTCGGCCTGTCCCTGCTTCTTGTTGGCTGCTTTGCCGCCTACCACTTCAGGGATGTACCACTCGCCAGGCAAGGTGATGTACCGGGCCGACGCCTCGTTGATCGATTGGGTGCGCTGACGCACTAGCTGCCGTGCCACGAAGATAGGCATCTTGAACTCAAGCCACACTACGATGGACTCGAACGGGGTCATATGCGAGTTGGCCAAGAGGTAGCGGTTGAGCTTCATCTCCATTTCGTAGCTGCGGTCCTGGTCCTGCCCCTCGAAGGACAGACGAGCTGCGTTGGCCACGTCGGTATCGTCGGCGTCGAACTCGCGGTCGATGATGTGCACTTCCTGCTGAAGGGTGCCTGGGTTCGTGGCCTGGATGACCGTGGTCTTTCGCCGCGTCGGCCCCGCCAAGTTCCGCAACTTGACAAAGCCATGATCTAGAACCTTGATCTCATTCATTGCGTTGCTCCTGCGAGTTTCTGTGCGGCCTTAGCCAGTTTTCCGTTAAACCATCTGCGAATGACGTAGCCCCTGGCAATCGACAGCACCGTGAAGATCAAGGTGATCTGGAAGTTGGTGGCGACCGACATAGCAAAGCCGTAGAGGGGGAACACAATCTGCCCAAGTACGAAGCTCAGACCGAAGCCAATGGCAGTTGAGAAGACAGCCTCGTAGAAGGAAGCTAACTTTGATTGCGTCACGCTTGCTCCTCGATCTGGTGAAGGGCGACACCACATTCAGCGAAGAGAGTCGCTGCGGTATCGAACTCAGTGTGCCAGCGAGCCATGTCGTCGCCAGGCCTGAGACAGATGACCCGGACGATGCCAGCCTGCACGATCAGCTTCGCGCACGTCATGCAGGGCATCAGGGTGCAGACCAATGTGCCGCCGCGAAGTGATGTACCGCTGCGCGCCGCGTTAGCGATGGCATTGGCCTCAGCGTGAACAACCC